AGGGAAATCCGCGTTGCCCATGTACAGATCGCCGATGACGTTGGATAGCGTTTCGTTCGCAGCCAACATCTGCGTCATCGCGTCGAATGCCTGCTTGCGGCGCGTCTCGAAGTTCGGGCCGACTGTCACCTGGACGTCGTATTTGCCAACATTCGGGTTGAAGATGGCTGCAATCTTCGATTCACCTTGATCCTGCATCTGCTGAACCGCTTGCTTTGCATTGGGATCGATCTGAATCTGCTGCTCCTCCCCCGACTCAGACATGATGCGAATCAGGCGCTTTGTGTCGTAGTACTTCGGGATCAGGTCGATAAGCTGCTTGCCCGTGAACCGAATAGCCTTCGCGAGATTGTCCTGAAAGTGGAAGGTAACCCGTTCACCTTGTTTCTGGCGCTGCTCGATCGACACACCGCTGATTTCATTGCCCTGAGCCGAGAACGTGGCTTCGTATTGGCCAGATGCCATCATTAATTCATGCTCAGCCGCTTGCATACCGTCCATGAAGACGGGGGCGGATGCGGGGGGGGATTGGCGCTGCGGAGGAGGAATGTCGCCGCCGTTCTCATCCTTGTTGTTGAAAGGCAGGTAGGCATGATTCTGCGTGTTAGCAGTAGCCCAATAATTCTCCAAGCCTTCGATAGCCTCGACTGGCGCAATGTAAGGTGACTTCGACTGCAGCGCACCGTATTCGAGAGCGGCCGACGCGTTGTAGTTGAACGCCCGTTGCGCGTCTTTTAGATACCGAACCAACCCCTTCCGGTCAAGTCGACCCTCAATGATGACTTCCTCACCAGGGCAACGAATGATCGGGATGTACTTGCCAAGCCATTCGGACTTTTCCGCGATTTCATCGCCGACGAGCAAATACCAATCGACGCTGTACTTCGGGATGCGACGGCGCTGGATTTCCCCCTCAGCCATCTTCTGCTTGAGTAAGTCTCGCCCTTCTGGCGGGAGGTCGGAATCACGCACGAGACGCGTACTGCCGTCATCGTTCGGGATGGCGTAGAGCCAATCCTTCGACTCCGACCGCTCGTAGTACTCAGCGATCCGTACGGAGTCACGTCGATTCCACGCCAGGGCATCACTGCCGCCGGTCGTACGTCCAATCAGCCTGCCATACTTCTTCTCGGCTTCCTCTCGCGGCATATCGTCCCATATGAACGCGAACCGCGCATCCGAACCATCCTGCTTCTTGATGTTCGGGTCCATATAGACCGACAGTGGATCCGGGACTTGGTCGATATAAAGTTCCTGATCGAACGTGTTGTCGTCCGTGTACCGGCTCACAATGCGCCAATAGCCGATTCCGCCCCCAACTTGGAACTCGCTGGCTTTGTCGTAGGCCGTCTGGGCATCAGAGATGTACTCAATACGCCGGACGATCTGCTCGAAGACCTGAGCGGATTCGTACGTTGCTTCGTCGCCGGTCGGGCTGATCTGGATTTGCGGTTTGTTCTCCTTGCCCTGGTTAACGACGTGCAACCAATGGGTATGGGTCTTGTTAATCGTGACCATCGGCTGGCCGGCGAGCTGGCGCTGAGCCCGCACTGCGGCATTCCATTGGTCCTGATTGTCGGGGTCAGCGAAAAGGAATCGAATGTCGTCCTTAAATCTCTGGCGCGCGTCGCTTTCCCACGACACGCAGTCGCGGAATCTCTCTTGTGCACGCCTGATGATAGTCTTGTCGCGCTCAGCCATATGTCACATCCATGTGCCGCCGTAGCTGCGGCCTGTGTTTAGGGTGCGCTTAGGCATTGTCTGGAATTCGCGCTTGGGCGCCTTGCGCTCCTTAAGCCCCACCGCGACATATCGGAACGCGTCAGCCCCGTGAGAGGCCCAGTCGTGAACTGGCGTGGCCTTGAATTCGCCCATCTTCTCGTTGTACTCGCGCCGATAGTTCGTCAGGCATTCAATGCCGCGCTTGCACTTCTCAGCGTCGAACCATGCCATCGGGAACAGAAGCCGCGCAGCGTTAATGCCGTCTTCGACGCCGATGTTCGGCACAATCCGCACCTTTCGCCCGTTCGCCTTGAACATTTCTTCGCGCGTCTTGCCTGTGCCAAGTTCTCGAGCCTTAGCATCGTGCGGAAGATTGTCCTCGGCGTATCGATACGGCTTGGATTCCATTACGCCGACGTAATGGGACAACGCTTCTCCGCTCGCCTCGTAGTAGTCAATTAGATGCACCTCTCGCCCGATCAATTGAACGAACCAGATCGCCGTCGAATCCCCAATACCCAAGTCGAAGAAGGTATAAACAGGCACTGAAGGATCATAGGGAACGCGCGTAATCCGACCTTCCGCGCGCGCCGTTTCGAGCTCGGTTTTGTATATCTGTCCGGGAATGTCCTGAACGTCCCACCGGCCATCAAGAAGGGCCTTGCGCTGATTCTCGGTCTGCTTGAGCAGTTGCGCCTTGTAATCGGCCCCGAGGTAGGGGTTATCCGACAGTCGGGCAGGGATAAAGCGGCGGCGCCAGACAATCCGCTGGCCATCCACATCCAGCGATCCATCGATCACCGTGGGCGAGCCATCGTCGGAGATACCAAAGCGCTCTTGAACCCAACGTGAACCAACGCCACCAGGGTTGCAGGTTGACCGGACCAGCTTTTTAAGCCTCGTGCCTCGAAGGCGCGTAAGCAGGTAGTTGTAGCACTCGTCAGTCGGCCATTGGGTCAATTCTTCCCAACCGATATACTGGAATTCCTGACCTTGATACTGATAAACATCCGATACACGCTCGGCATAGCCAAACAGCAGCTTCGCGCCTGACGGGAAACGCCATTCCTTCGCGCCGACGTGATATTCAGCACCGGGCACAATCGTCGGGTAAAGCCTCTGCGCCCGATCGATCACCTCGCGCAGTTCGGGAAAAGTTCGGCGTAGCAAGATTGCCCGATATCTAGCATCAAGCGGAGCCTCCTGCCAAAGACCGAGCGCATCAATCACCAGCGCATCAGTCTTCCCGCCACCAGCCGCACCGCCATAGAGAATTTCTTCTTCCGGGGCCGAAAGAAACTCCTCCTGTTTTGGCGTGGGGGACCAGAGGACTTTAGGTTCCATTTTTGACAGGGATGAGTGCTACGCCAAGAACATGCTTCGGCGTATCCGATGCGCCCTCAAGTCCCCATGCCTCACGCTCAAGGCCGACGAGCGTCTTAAGGGAATCAGACAGCGCCTTCATTGTTGAAGTGCGGCCCGAGAGAGAAATGACCTTCTGGTATGCCTCGTAAAGCTTGTCCCGACCATTCTCGTCGGGACTCATCATCAGCTCGCCTAGCTTTTCGAACAGTTCGCGGTTTTCGGTCTGGCCTTCCAGCTCGCTAAGCAACGACATCACAAGGGTGCGCGACCGAACGATGTCCGACCGATGCGATAACCTGATGCGCGCTATAGCCTCAGCATTGGCGTCAACAATGGCTTTATCGGTAGCCGCCTTCTCAGTGGATACCTGACTGGATACCTCTCGCTTGGATACCAGCGCATCGGCTTTAGCTTTGATCTTTGCGGTAAGGTCGCGCTCCCATCCATCGCGTTTGGCGCGCTTATTGATTGCTCCGTGCGTGATGCCTTGAGAGGCGGCAATTTCTCGCACTGACATTACGCCTGCGCGATAGTCCGCCTCAATCCTTTCCCAGTCCGGCGCCTTCTTGTTCTCGTCTTGCGTCACGGCTAACCCTTTAGGTCAACCGCCAACCGTTGAATATCCCCAGCTGAATGCCGAGCCCGCGCCACATACGACCCAATCACCTCAGCCGCGACCCGAGCGCGCGACTGCCGCGCCTCTTCCTCGATCAGATCGTCGACCTTGGCGCCCATGAACTCGCTAAGTTCTGACTTGCGACGCACGCGATATTCGAGGGAGTCGCGCTTCATTTCCCACCCTTCGCGACTTTCTCGTACCGGCGCGCCTCTTCGCTCGCAAACTTCTTTGCCGCAGTCATGCGAGCGCGGTCACCTTTGATCGCCTCGGCAGCAGCCAAGGTGTCGGCGTCGGAGCGCGCACGCCACCGTTTTTCATCGGCGGACATTGAAGGAGCAGCGGATGATTTGCGCGTCGCCATCACAGCCCGAAGTGCTTTTCAGCCTTCGCCAGCAATTCGTTGATGTGATGCGAGATGCCTTGGCAGTCACGCCGGACGGCGGCCACAATCTCGGCCAGGAAAGACTCGTGCGTTACGGGGAGTTTATGCGTCGCGGCCGGGTCGACAGTCGTCTCCGAAGCGGCATCCTCGCCATGCGCACCATCGGCAACGCTTTCGCCGTTTCCCAACGGCGGCACATTCGGGTTTGTGGCAGGTTCACCAGGGCCAACCGCGGCGCTCGGAGGTTCCGTGCTCGACGGTTCGGCGGAAGCCGTCTCGGCGCCAGTCGAGGCAACAGCTGGCACAGTAGGCGAAGGTTCCGGCGCCGAGTTCGCCGCCACATCGGCGGCAGGCGCGTTTCCCTGGGTTTGTTCCGGTGCTTGATCGGTCATTTCTTTTTCCCTTTTCCGAGGATGCGATCGGCTTTTCGATCGATCTTTTCTTTCGAGGCTTCCGACAATTTGCCGGCGCGCTCTTCTTTGCTTGCATACGACTTGGCAACACGGGCGTGGACCTTATCTGGCATTGGATAGGCACCTTTCCCGGCCTTGTTCTCGCCGCCTTTGCCTTTCTTTTCCGGCAGCCCGAAATCTTTCTTCGGAAGAGCCTTGCGCTCTTTAGCGGTCAGCTTGCTCATTTCGCCACGCCGCGCTCTTTGGGGGCTTTGATGCCGTTTACGAGAACGGGCTCTTTCTTCGGCCCCTTCGGGGGTTCGGCCTTGTACGTGCCAGCTTTGCCCGTGCGGGCGTGATTGGCGCATTCAGCCGCGCGCGAGAGATTGCTGCCGTCTTTGATACCCATTCGAAGCTCCAGATGACAATGGACCGCCCCGAATGGCGGTTTCTACGTCAATGCTAGTGCGCGAGTAGAATTATTCAATAGGCCAATTGAATGAAACAAAGCTTCCCCAAGGGTGAAGTAGTAACCTCACTCTTTCCCAATCCGTGAAGCAGCGCTGTCACGGATCCAGATTCGCAGGACGGATGCTTACCACTCGATGCCCAGTTGGTCTCACCGCTTGGCTGGACGTCTTCGCCTAGTCGCACATCAACGCTAGGTCGGCTCGCTTCGGAGGGTTGGCAGAAGGCCGGTGTTTCTCGCCGTGGCAGCCCATGCAGGCCCAGGAAAAAGAAAAGCCCCGGTGCTTTGGGGTGCTGGCGCTTGACGGGCGCAAAATGAGCATAGTGACGAGGAAACCGTGCTCATTTCTTTCAGCACCCCATAACACCGGGGCTTCCTCGTCATTATACCCAATCCGTCACGATTGAGCCAGCCAATTTCTAATCGGCGCCCCTTATTTTCGTGCGCGAGTAAACCAATGCAAGCTACTGTCGCCTAAACCCTTTCGCTAACCGCGCATGTGAGAACAAGTCGTACTTCAGCTCACCATCAGTCAACGGTGATATGCGCGGCCCAGCGACCTGTATGTCTTTCCGCGCATTGAACCCCCACCTAGCCTTCTGAGTGTGGGCTCGTTCGCTGGGAGCAGGGTAGTAGAGGAGGGAACCGACCTGTACGCCAATGAATAGGGCGTACTGAACTTCCTCCTTCGTTCCTTTGAATGACAGCATCAACTCGGCGAGAGTCTGCGGATTGCCGCGCTCCTTAATGAATTCGACAAGTGCTTCAGTGGAGAGCTGGAACTTTTGAAGGCGATGGCGCATGGTTTTTCCCGCTAAAGCAGCCCGTAGCGCAGGGACCAGCGGCCGAGTACGCATCGGCGTAGCGCAGGACTACGTCAGCCTTCGAAAATCTTCACCTAGAGCGTCGCAGTAGATAAACAACGATTCTTTTCGCCAAATTCGGCGGCTTCTGCTCGAAAAGCTTCCCGGTTATTCCGCATTGGCTGCCGTACTCTCTTTCCAGATCAGCGAACACTCGCCCACTTACGGGATTTCCTTCAACACTGGAGTGAAGGCATATGTCAAAAACGCCGCGGCTCCTATAGTGCTTGCAGTCTCGGCAGAGTTTCATCTCGCCTCCTAGTGCCCGCAGCACTCTTGCGCCAAGCGCTCGCGCGTATGGCCGCAGGACAGGCAATGCGCCTCGCTCGTATCCGGATAAAACGCCGCGCATGCCGGCTCCGTCGCCTTCGTCTGAAACCTCGGGCTGTTGCTGTTCAGGCAGTCGTCGTTGTAGCGGTCGAAGTATTCGCAGTGGTTGCAGGTATTCATTTGGGTTCCCTGCGAAGCATCCAAGCGATCGGATCGAAGTCATACGCAAAATCGGCCGAAGAATCCTGCGTCTGCGCCTCGGACGCCTTAACCCGGACAAAGGCAAGCGCCTCGCGCTCCATCTCCTCAGTCAACTCCGGCACTGCCTCCGAAAAAGTGCATTCGGCTTTCGGTTTGAAATTGCCGTCGCCATCGACATAGAAGGCGACATAGCGAGAACTCCCCCACGATGCAAGCCTGTTCCATTGGTTGAACATGGCTTGGAGCGCTAATGCCTGCGAAACAGTCACATCCATCGTGACGGTCATTTTCAGTCGTTCGTTTTTCATGCGTTTTCCTTGTCAAAAACAGCTTTAATGCGGCTGCTCAGCGCTTCCGCTTTTCCGGGATAGCCGCTATGGCGCAACATGCCGACCACTCCATCGGCATACCAGACGACATCAAGCATCAGCTCGGCGCGCGCCTTCAGCCTCGCAATCTCCGCATCCTGCAACCGTATCGTCTCGTCCCGGCAGTAGATCCCGTCGTAGCCGTGGCGATCGTCTATCTCTAGGCGCTCCCGCAGCCTGCGCACCTCGGCGATCAGTTCATCTATCGCGGCGATAAACTTCGGCTCTGCCGGCTCGCTGCTGAAAACATCAACTGCCAGCGGGAAACGCTGATTCAATTCCCCAAGCATGTAGTTGAGTCGAGCGGATGGAGTTCCTGATCCCTCTCGATGCACTTGTAGACGGCGCACCTCGGCGATCAGGTAGAGGGCGACTTCTGGCGTGAAGCCTTCTAGCCATTCCTTGACGCCAGGGCCGAACATCAGATCGGGATGGTTGTCGTGAGGATGTACGCACGGCACGATGACTTGCACGGTTCTCACCGAGTTCGGAGATTGAGCCATCACGCGGCGCCAAGAGTTAGACGTCCAAACCTCCCAGCGGCCGGCGGGCGCTGCTTTGGCGATGCTCTCCAACGTCTCCAGAGTTTCTGCGGTGATCATTTCGTCACCACCGACACGAGCCCCGCAATGACTCCAATGATCGCGAGGATGCCCAGAACAAGCGCAGCCGGCCCCCACAGCGGCGCCGTCACCCACCACCATGACCACGTAGCGACGACCGTGATGTTGAGCAGCTTGAGCGCGAGAAACAGGATGAACACAAGACCGCAGATACCGATGCCGCCAGACTTCGCCGATTCGTTTTTGCTAGACA